AGTCGACACAGCGACACCGCTCATTGCCGCACTCTCTTTCTGTCTTGGCGCTGGCAAGCCCCTACCACTCGATCAACACGAGTCCCGGTGCGCCGCTGCCGCCCAATCCAGAGTCTATGCCACCCGATCCGCCAGCCCCTGGCGACACGCCACTCAAGCCGGCCACGGTCACGCCGGCGGTCGATGTCACCACCGAAACAGCCCCTGCGCTCCCGAACGCGCCGCCACCCGCACCACTCATCAGGTTCGCAGAGGCGCCGAAGGCCGAGCCGCCTGGCGATCCAGCGACCGAAAGCCCTGAGCCATAACCCAAGCCGCCAGTCGTACCGCCTGCGCCGCTCCCGATAGGCGTTCCATCCTCGCCTGACTGGCCGCCGGTTGCCGATGCCAGCGCTCCGAAACTCGATGTCCCCCCATTCTGGCCAGAACCGGCGCCACCATTGCCAACCGAAACGGTAATCACTTCGCCAGGCGTTACGCTATAAAATCCCTCACAATATCCGCCCCCTGCGCCACCACCACCGGGCCCGGTCACCCCGGCACCGCCAGCACCCCCGCCCCCCCAGATCCGCACCTTTGCGCCGGTAACCCCTGCAGGCACCTGCCATCCGCCTTGCGTCGTAGGGCCAAATACCGCAAGGTGATGCGTGCCCGGCGTCAGTTGTGGCAATTTCCACGTCAGAAACGGCGCAGTCGGATAGGGGTTTATGTTCGAGGCTGTAATCGCTGTGGCGCCGTAGGAAACTGTAACGACGTAGAGCCCCACCCATCCAGCGTCCACGCCCGGCGTTTGCTGCGATCCGGATGCAGCAGGAGCGCCCGCCTTCACCTGTATCTGAACGCTTTGCAGCCGCTGCGTCATCTGCGCAGTTCCTGCATTGGAAGGCCCGCTATAAGGTTGCGATGGATTAGCCGAATTGTAGTAGGGCAAAACCACCGGCGTCGCGTCCGCCTCAACCAGGCTCGCCTCGACCAGATAGTTGATGGCATCGCCAGGCGTAGTCGGCGCAGCAAGCGTAAATTGGTTGCTTGTCAGGTTCACCGCCAGCCTAACCAACGGGTCGCTCAACGCTGGCAGCGAACCGAACGCCGTCGTATCAACAACGCCGAATTGTGTGATGCTTCCTGGCCCGACCGATACTGTCATTGATGCCGGAGAGGTCGGCGTGCAAGCCAGTCCATCCGCCACGGTGGAGGTTCCGAGTGTCACCTGCGCCAGGTAACCCAGCGCAGACATGACATTCCGCTGCACGCTCAGCAGATCCGTATCAAGCGGTATGCTGCCGGGATAGACAATTTGTCTGTCCATGAATAAGCCTTTCAGTCGCGAGCCGCATGGGCTCGGCAAATGCTCAGCTGAACTTGGGAAGCCCGTCATTCCCAAGAAAGGTCTTCTTTTCTGAAGAAAAGAAGCAAAAGACTTTTGTTATTTTAGGTATTGTTCGGATACGCAAGCCTGACGCACCAGCCGGCGCGTCAGCCCGTGATCCTGGTCCAGGCTGTGTAGCCCGCGGGCAATATCGCTGTGACGGCCGCATAGATATCTGCGTCAGTCACCGGCGTCGTCACCATCGATAGATCACCGTAGTATAAAAGCCCGCCTGTCCCATAACCGGCAAAGTTGGCGATGCCGCCGCCGGCGGGCCGCACCACCGTGACAAAACTCGCATAGTGCAAGGCAAGATTGCCCCACCCGCCAGCAATCGAATACCCAAGTCCGCCCGTCGAATAGCCGCCGGTGTCGGCAGGTCGTGCGGGTTCAAAAATCGTGGGCGGGGTGCCGGTCAACTCTGTCAAGGAGAGGCTAAGCGCCGAACGTGTTGCCCTAGGGCGCAGCAACTCTTGCTGTAGTCGCAGCCTGAACGCGGTGTCGCTCTCCTGCGGCCGGCGCGGCAAGCCGTTACCGAAAAAGTCGACGCTTGCCATGTCCAAAAAAGGTCCGGAAACCGTCGCAAGCCGGGCAAGCAGCTGCACTGTCGTAATCAGGTTGTATATGGCCGCCCACGCTGTCGCAAAACCGGCCAATACAGCTTGAAGATAGGTAGGCGTCTGCGACGGCGGCGCAGGATCGGCAAACCAGCCGTTCGGAAGAACCGCCAGCATGCGCCTTACAAAGTCCGAAACGTCACCGAGCATTCTAGTTCACCGTGACGCCAAGGCAGATCAGCACACCATTATCGGGCGCGGTTACATCGAGGGTTGCGCCATTGATCGTCGTTTCGGTAACACTGACAACCGACGCATCGGTATTGTGCGCCAGCGCCTCAATCCTCGAAATGGCAAGCGTTCCCGCTATCGGTAGGCCCGCAACCCAGGCAGCAACGTTTTGCTGGATGTCCAACGCAACCTGTGACGCCGTGAGCGGATTGGAGGTGATGACAGTCATGTTTATGGTTATATCAACGACCACTGGCCCGTTCACCGAATACGTCGAACCTATAGGCCTTACGGCTTCCACGGCAGCACTCGCTTCGGTTATCAGGCTCGCCTGCGGATACCCCGTTCCGTCATCGACGACGACACAAAAATGCCCCGGTGAGGGATCCCCCTGCGTGTCGACGTTTTCCAGAACTGCGTAACGAAGGCCCTGCTGTAGCGATGCGATGGCAAAATCGACGGCGCTACCCGTCGCCAGCGACCTGCTGTTGATATACAGTTGAAACCTGGCGCGAAAGGCAGCATCGCTCTCCGCGTCAACCCCGCCCGTCAGCGGCAAGGCATTCGTGACCGTGTCGATACCAGGTATAGGCGTGGCAAGAAGCTGAATAGCATTTGCAAGTACATTGCCAGCACTTCCCGCCGCTGTTGCTTGAACGGGAACGGTTACACTTGCCGCGGAGGCTGCCAAGCTATACCCATTGCTCCCGTTCCAAGCAGGGTTTTCCGATACCGCAACCACTGAAAAACTTTGTGCACCGTTGCTGGTGCTGACCTGCTGGCCCACGGTTATGGTCGTGTTGATACCAACAGTGTAGCGCGAGAACGTCACCGAGCCCATCGCAGCTGCACCAGGCAATCGCGTAAGCGAGAAATCAGCCATCCAGCTATCCAGGTCGCTCCCGGCGCTGGTGGCGGCTCGCGTCATAGAAAGAACCTGCAGGATCAGCCACTGCATCCACAGCGCCACGGAGGCACAAGCTTCAAGCAAGGCGCGCAAAACACTGCCAACGGAAAGATCGATCAGCTGTGCAGCGCTGCCCTGCACACCGGCCGCCATGTTCTGCACCAGCGTCGTAAAAGTTTGCAGAGGAAGGATCATCTCAGGAATTCACCGAGAAGGATAACACCTGAGTTCCGCCAGTTGTAGAATCGACATAGCGTATATAGACATAAACGCTGCCATTCTGCGCATTTTGCACATCAACCTCCGGCTCCGGCAATCTGGCAACCGCCGACTCCATGAAAATCTGGCTCCGTATCACCGATTTGATGGCCGCCGCATTTGTTGTCTGGCCGACGAAATGCGGCAATCCAGCGCCGTATTTCAAATGCCATATGTAATCGCCTGGATTGGTCAAAAGCCGTCGTAACACGCGTTGCTGGCCCAGAATGGTCCCACTTGCGAGCGCGATGTCACCTGTCGGTCCGGCCGAGAGATCCCCGCCCCACAGCAAAGCTGCGTCCTGCATGATCGTCCTTCCCGCGCGTCCGCACGCTTACCGCCTCGTCAAGTAGCTTAAGCGTGGGGCTCTGCCCCAAACCCACGCGTAAAAGTCAATCAATCGGTGTAGGAGGCGTGTTGCTCGGCGGATGAACATGCTCATTATAATGCGACCTCAAGTCTGCCAGCGAGTTATGCGAATCAAAAACATTGCCCGTAACATGAAGGTCGCCATTATGCGTCCAGCTCGACGCCTTGCTTTCAATCGATCCATCATTGTGCAGCTTGATGAAGCTGCCACTCTGGTGCATCAGCCACAACTCACCCACCGGTGCACCCGGTGGCGTCGCAGTCGTCGACCAAAGCCGGCCAACGATGATACCGTGCTCGGACTCGCCCTCCTGGCACAGAACCAGAACCTGGTCACCGGCCGAAGGCGGGCAGGCAAGGCCCCAACCCGCACCAATCCAGGGTGACGCAATAGGTAACCAGCCGGAAAGCACGCCCTCAGGCTGAATCACCACGCGTGCCGTATAGGTTGCCGGATCAACCGAACTTACCGTAGCCAGGCGCGGCTGCGCCCAACCCTGGTCAATCTGCGACGCATGCGCCTTGCAGAGGTTTAGAAATCCGTCCATGGCGGGATCCTGGCCTCTACAGTCTGAGAGAATCCATGCTCAAAAGAAATAAAGCGCTCGACCGAGGTCACCATGTAAAGTCCGTCGAAATCCGTCCCCGTATCCGCGATGGCCAAGGACCCTCTTGGATAAGTCGTAAGATCACCCGGCATTTCGATGTGAATCACGCGGCCCTGCTGGGCCATGAGCGACACAATGCGGTTAGCAAGAGTCTGCGCTGCATCCGCCGTCATATTTGGTCTTACAACGACGTAGCTTGGTGCATCGCCCGTATAGCCGCTTGTCGTCGCGGTCTGCGATATGCTTTGCGTGCCCCTGCAATCCCAACTCTTTACCGCCACACCCAAGCCGGCGGTCAACGCAGTCGAACGCTCAAGCCGCATTGAAATACAATCGCTCGGCATAAGCAGAAGTGGATCCAGATCGGCACTCAGCGGGGCAAAATTCAACGTCTGCCCATCGACCCAGACGTCGAAATTCTCC